TATGGAGAGAAAGTATGAAAGTGATTGAGAATGAAGATGGAACTTTTACGATTGACTGGGATGCAAATGATCCTGTCGAGTCAGTGTTTAATGATTGGACAGAAGATGATTTCATTCGTGCATTACAACAAGGACTTGAACAAGAGATCATAAAAGAAAGAAATCTGAATGATCATCATAATCTCTCTGATTTTGGATTAGGCGGCAAATGATACCATTTTATGTTGCCAATCCATCAGTTCCTGATGATGCTCCAAAGGTGAAAGTTCCTGATGAAATTGTTCGTTACTGTGATGACAAGATTTCATTCGACCGTGAAAGTTTGCAATATCTTGACTGTATCTGGTATCATATGGGTTATTACGGTGATTCAAAAAAACTTCTTCGAGAAATCCGTGATAAGTATTCTATAAGACCTGTGTTTGATTAAATGTACTCCTTTCTTCCCGGACTTTTATCACTTTGCTTTAATACGATTGTTCTTTGCGAGACGACTCCAATCGAAGGAACTCGGTATTATGCTTCTGAAAAATCTTGCTATGTCGATGGAGTCTTCTATAAGAGATGTGAGGACGTAAAAGATGATTGAACTTACGCTCATCACACTACTCAACTCCGTTGCAACTGATTTTTGTAAGTATCGAAACGCAGACAATGATGTTCTGAAGTCGGTACTTTTGGCATATACTGATGCAAATCAAAAGTTCGGAAGTGATAATGTCAAGGAAGTAATTGAAAGGTCTGATAACATTAAGGTCATCGCAATTGCAACTGTTGTGACCAAATGCCCCACACAACTTGGAGGATTATGATCTATCTTCTGCCCCTATTATTCACACCAGTTCATAACACTTATTACAATACAGTTGTGAATGGAACATGTGATGTATTCTCTTATGATCAGAAAGAAAGAGTGAAATGTATTGTGATTGATTTTGGTGATGGCGGTTATGTCACCAATGTCAATGATAATCAGATTTATATTAATGAAGGAACGAATAAGATGTATATTAATGGAGTCGAATGTATTGTTCCGAGTATTCAATCGAATCGTGCTGCTGTATCCAGTATTTGTAAATCATCCCCAGATCTTTATACGATTGTGATGCCCACAATTAATGAAATATACAACTAGATTCACACGTACACGTATATACACACATATACAACTAGATTCACACGTACACGTATATACACGTATATACATTGTTAACTATGTTTGTCGAATTCTATCCATTACTTTTCTTGCTTGTACTTGATCCAATACAATGTAACCATGTTCTTCTAAAAATTTCTTATATTCTAAAACTCTATTTCTTTCAAGATAGAGTTCATGTTCTGTAGGTGATCGACTTTGTTTTCTCCAAAACAAGTTGTTGACTTTGTTGTTAGTTCTATCTCCGTCTTTATGTCCTACAAACTTATAATCTAATGAGTTGACAATGTATGTCTCTGCGACTAACTTATGCACATAAAATGTTCTTGTGCCTTTACCTTTAATGTAGAGAGAGACACGTTCGTACCCATTTCCATCAATCGTATGAGTTAAGAATCGATTCTTTTTTCTTGAAAAGACTTTACCTTCCTCCGTGATGTCGTAATCATGATGATGAGGATGTGTTTTCATAGATGATACATTGTAATGAGATTGCAATGCGGTTGTAGTATAGTGTAATGGGGTTATTCCCGTTGCAATGCATTGTAACCACATCAGATGATTGTAATAGATTGCAACGACGTTTTTCCCGTTGTAATGCATTGCAATGAGATATTTAGATGGTTGTAATGTATTATAATGACCTAATCCCGTTGCAATGCATTACAAAACGTTTTTTTAATTGTAATGTATAGTGTAATACTTGACTCTTTATGTTCTTATAAACCTCTTATAAATGTGAGATCTAATGTTCTTATAAACCTCTTATAAATGTCGATTCTTATAGTGATCTTGGCGAGCATAACATCGAGCGCGGGTTTTGTCAACATAAGACCACACAGAAAGTCTCATAATACCTCCGAGACTTATAAATACTCGTTATGCCCGTCCCCACATAATTCCTTGACACTGCAATGGATTTCGGGTATTATATGTTAGTCACGCAAAGGAATCCAATGTCTCCATACACTCTCGCCCAAAAAACTCGTTATCGAATTACCTTGGACATTGAAGCATTTAATGATTTCGAACCCAATCAGATTGACTGGAAAAAACTCTTTTTACTTCAAGGCGATGAGACTTGTGACGCATATGTTGAGAACTTAAGTGAAGACATCTGGTGAAACATTTCTGAGACCCTTATACAATCGCCTACAACCCCACTGAAACCCTCCGGGCATGTGCCAGTCCATAAAGTATCACAAAGGGGGTTGTAAGGCGCTTAAAATGATGTATGATTAAAGAGTCAAAGAAAACATCACATCATGATGACAACTGCGCAGAGACTTGAGAGAGCATTCTTTCTTCAACTTATCAGGGAGATTGATGATGTTCAAGGTAAAATTCGTCTTCCGAAGGTAACAGCGAAGAAAGCACAGTGCCACTATACCAAGTGATGTGCCAGTCGGTGAAGTGTCCACTATTCCCGCACAGCACCCCAAAATCGTGTATCTTATAGGAGTGGAAGGGACAGCACCCGACCACAACCCCAGATCTTTCACTTCACTTTCAATGGTTGATTACACTCTCGTTAAAGAACAACTAGGCACCGTTGTTGTTGATCATCACGACAATGAGTATGTTGTTTATGACTTTAAGATTGGGTGTGCTGCTTATCAACTTTGGGACAAAAAAGAAGAGGCATTTTATTACACTGATTACAATGCTTTTAACACTTTTTATCAACAAATCTCTGGTTGATTAACGGTTTTTTCTTAACACTTTTCCCACTCTTTTTTCTCATCATGCGTAAGATCGAATCTCAAATGATTGCCGCAATCAAGAATAATCAGGACTGGAAATCTGCTAACACTTCTGTTCACTTTAACGCAGAAGAAAACGTCTCTGTTGTTCGTCTTCACGGCAACAAGATTGCAGAAGTTGGTGATGATTATCTGACTCTGTTTGATGCAGGTTATCAAACATCAACCACTAAATCACGATTGAATGCAATTCTTGGTGAGTTTGGTTATACTTGCGGAACAAAACGTGAGTATGTCTTCCAGAAGCAATTTGAGTGGTTCGTGAACTTCTTCAACATTAAATCTAATCAGGTTGAAGTTGTTCCTTTTGTTGATGGTATGGTTTTTGCTGGTTGATGTAAACTAATCATCTGCTCAACCAGTTGGGGAACTGGCACACGATTTTGGCACGGCACCCTGAATGCTGTATTGTTATCTCAAGTCAAACAACACGACACCATGACCGCTTCCTATCAGACTCAAACCACCGACACCTCTTACAACGGTTGGACGAATTATGAAACCTGGAATGTTGCACTCTGGATTGGTAATGACCAATATCTCTACAACATGGCACGCCGTTGCTATTCCTATCAGGACTTTCTGAATCGTTATGATGATGATTCCGAAACACCTGATGGCGTTAAGTTCAATGATGTGAACGTCAATCACGTTGAGATGGATGAGATGTTTGAGGAGATGTGATCCTCTTATCTCTCACCTACTGAACACACCTTAACTAACACTCAATCATGTCCACTCCAATCTTCACAATCTCCCCCGAAATGCAACAGTCCTGGGATTATGTTATGGGACAAATGTTATCCTTCGTGAATGACACGAATGCCGATGTAGACAGTGCCTATGATTTTGTTTGTGAACAGTTGGACATTGATTCTTTCGTTGATAATGAAACTGCATGGAATGACTTCTATACTTACTGGGAAGCGGCGGACAATCGCAATCAAACTGAATACAACTTCGTCTGATTCGTCACACTTTCCACTACTCACTTTCGTTTCTTAATTCACATCATGCTCACCAAAGGACACAACAACAGGATTCTAATGCTCGACCAACTTACACCATTCGAAGCAAAACAACGCATGGAACTTGAGGAGCAACGTATGAAAGAAATGCGTGAAGAATGTGCCCGTGATGCACAACAACTGTTCGACGATATGTTCGGAGGTTGACACTTAAGCACGAATGGGGGGGTCACGAATAGGTTATATTCGTGATCCATTTGTGTTAATCAGCAGTGTTTTTATGCCCTTATGTGTTAACGCGGCGCGGCGTTGCCCCGTTATAAAAAACGCAAACTACCCTAACCTACAACGAACCCAAAACGCTTGAGAGATAACACGAAGAAAAAAAATTCCCCCAGTATAAAAGACCCTCCGAAAACCCCGAGATGAAAAAAATTTCCCGCAGAAAAAATCCCCCTTATTGGTCTTTTTGGAAAGTTGTGTTTGCTGGATGGTTGGTCCGATACCCTCGACAGATCTTTTGGAATCCGATAATGCGATATCCGATGTGTATACTTGCAGGGTGGATTGCAGTCAGACTGATTGGAGTGCTCCTCTAAATAAGTACAAGTCGAACGAAAGGGAGACGTATGTATCGCATTATTGCAAAAAACACGAAAGTAGTATTCTGCAAGGATCTGAATACGAAAGAAGATGCAGAGAAAAGTCTGTTAACCATTCAGGGTATGATCGCAATCAGTGGCATTCACACCGAGTATGTTGCAGATGACTTTAAGATTGAATACTACCAACAACGATAATATAGATTGACAAATCATTTTATTTCTTGTATACTTGAACTGAACAAAAGGTAATTATTAATGGCAAAAGGATTCACAGTAAAAGCAAAGGCACCGACGAAAGATAATGGATCAGAGTGGGATATCGAAGCAATTAAAGCAAGAATGAGAGGCAAGAAGATTGTCTTTTGTCTTCCAGGGCGTGGAGTATCATATACGTATTTGAAGAACTTTGTTCAACTTTGTTTTGACATGGTTCAGAATCAGATGAGTATTCAGATTTCACAGGACTATTCATCCATGGTGAACTTTGCACGCTGTAAGGTTCTGGGTGCGAATGTTCTTCGTGGACCGAATCAGATTCCATGGGACGGCAAACTTGAATATGATTATCAACTTTGGATTGATAGTGACATTGTATTCAGTACTGAAAAGTTCTGGCAACTTTGTGATCTTGCAGTTCCTGCAGAGGGTGAGGAGCGAGAGATTGTTGCTGGATGGTATGCAACTGAGGATGGTCGCACAACTTCTGTTGCACATTGGTTAGAAGAGGAAGAGTTCCGTAAGAATGGTGGAGTGATGAATCACGAAACTGTTGAAAGTATTTCAAAGCGTAAGAAACCATTTACAGTTGACTATACTGGTTTTGGATGGGTGATGATTCGTCATGGAGTCTTTGAGCGTATGGAGTATCCATGGTTTGCTCCAAAGATGCAAACGTTTGAATCTGGAAATGTTCAGGATATGTGTGGAGAGGATGTTTCATTCTGTCTTGATGCAAAGGAACTTGGTATGGAAACTTGGTGTGATCCAAGAATTCGTGTTGGTCATGAGAAGACTCGTATCATCTAATGAAAATACTTTACAAAGGAAAGGTGTTCTACGAGGATCTCACTCATGAAGAATGTGCCGAGATCCTTGACAATATGTCAGAACAAATTTATGAGGGTGAAGTAGATCCCACTGAAATTGAAGTTATCTCTGAGGAAAACTAAATGGCAAAAATTAAAAAATCTTTGATGGGTTCGGCAATGATCGAATCACATCCCAAGAACACTCGACAGGGACAGGGGAAGCACACGAAGTATGCCGCAACCAGTCGCAACGGTGCGAAGAAGGCATATCGAGGACAAGGTAAATAATTCATTCAAGACCTCCTAGATTCTAGGGGGTCTTTTTTGTATAGATAAGTTGCATGAAGGAATTCTATGAGTCAGTTGGTTGTGAACTTACCGCCTCAGAAAGTTTATGTCCGTAAGGAGTATCTTCGAGATCATCAAGACGGACATGGAGAATTTGAGGAAGGTATTTGGATTACTGCAAAATCAATTCCTGGACGTGCATTTTACTTTGAGACTTATCTTCCAAAGTACGGTGCGCTTTATGATAAACTGCCAATTAGCGCGTTTCTAAGTAGACCCGAAACTCCTACTTTGGATATGGATTTACCAAATCTACAATTTTGGAATTGTATGGCATATGGAGTGCGTTGTATTGAAAAGCAATTTATCGGTTCAATGGATTTTGAGTTGCGAACACGTAATTATAATAACGTGAAAGGTACATATTTGTTCACTTTGGATAATTTTCATCCTGATGTTGACATGATTGATACTAATGTGAGTGAAGTTCCTGATGAACATAAGTCTCATAATTGCATTGAGTTGGAAAATGGGCAATTTGCCTTGTATCCAAACAATCGAATGAGAATTTATGACCTCTCAATTACTCCTGAAGAACCAAAAACTCCAGATTTCAAGGTTTCGACCAAATATTATCAAGTTGAAAACGGAATTCGATGGGGTAGACTTGGTGATACTGACGAATATTTCTGGGAAACACCAGAAGAAAAGCAAAATTAACTCTCAACGGAGAAATCTCATGGCAATTCAACCAAATCCAGATAGAAATAAGGAGTATATGTATCAAATGTGGGGAACAACCAACTTAATTACCGATTATTGGAGTGGAAAAACTAATAAAAATGAACTTCGTGAGGTTGTGGGAGATAATTTAATAGAAAAACAAGAAAATAATGACAAAAATGATCAAGAAACACTTTTTGAGTGAAAAAGTTAATTTTTACTGTAATAAATATCATTAAAATGTAGTGTTTTATCAATGCCCGTCGAGGTTCAAACTTTAAAGTCAGTGGGATTTAAGGATATTAGTATGTCCTTTCAAGATAATCCACTGACTAATGACTTAATTGCTTTAAAAAATGAAAAAGCAATTGCTCAGGCAGTTAAAAACTTAGTTTTGACTGATCCTGGTGAAAGATTTTATAGACCTGACCTTGGAACGGGACTTTCTCAATCTCTTTTTGACCTGATTGATAATATTTCGGCAGCACAGGTTGCATCTTATGTTGAAAATACGATTAAAAATTATGAACCAAGAGTTAATTTGACGAATGTTACTGTACAACCAGATTCTGAACTCAATGGATTTTATGCAACTATAGAGTATACAATCGTTGGAATTGAGCCAACACAACAAGAACTCTCATTTCCCTTAGTTAAAACCAGGTAGATAAATGCCACTAGTTAAGTTTGCCAACTTAGATTTTGATCAAGTCAGGATATCAATAAAAGACTATCTTAAGTCCAATTCAAATTTCACTGATTATGACTTTGAGGGT